TCATTCTATATTTAACTTTTCACAAAGTTTATTAATAAGTTTCTCCTGTTGGTCAATTTTCTTTTTCTGAGCTTTTATCATTGCGAACATTGCCGGAATCATAATACGCTCATTCCAGTTCTCGGGAAGTCCGTCTGTGTTATGGTCGACTGCCAAAGGAAAATACTTGTCCACATCTTCTGCTATGAACATTGGAAATTCTGCGTCTACGCGTTCATCTCCTTTTGCAAGGTAGCCTTTTTTATACCGTGCCATTATTGGTTCGATGTTGTACAGGTTCTCAATAAATTCTTCTGGCAACGAAGCTCCGAGGATTTTGTAGCGTTTGGAAGAAGAACTTAACGCAGATACCTTGTAATTATTTTGATCGATATAACAGTTCCAACCGCTTGTGATCGTAGGAAGGCTATAGACACGAAGCCCCGCCCGACATGCTAATTCTTTTTCAAATTTCGCATAAAACACATCTTCGCCAGTGTTGGTAATTGTTTCTTTTGCGTAAAATACATCTTTGACCGAAAATGCTTCTGCGCGTTGGTTGCCTCCATCAGTATTAAGACTATCAAATTCTCCATATGCTCCAGTTATATTTTCTGCACCATATATTGACATTATGGACTCGCCATCAGAATTTTTCGATATATCGATTGACCACCACGGAGAACCATCCGAATATTCAATATCAACTGAACCGTCAGGATTAGTGGGATTGTCAGGACGTTCTGGCAAGTTTTTTTTCGCACTGACTGGTTCTATTCCAGTCTCAGAAAAGCGTATTCCATCATATTCTGCCACTCCATTAGTTTCGGAATAATTCGAAAAACACGTAAAACCAGAATAATCAGCAAGGGCTTTTGCTTTATTTGTTTTGTCCAGTATTTTCAAAAAGCCTTCGGAATTATTTTTTCCTCCAAGTAATAGTGAACCGCCCATAGCCGAACTAAAACTTATGTACAGTTTTCCGTTTCTATAATACAAGCCGTTCCATTTTCCATCATCACTCAGAATTTTAACAATCTGCTCTTGCGTCAGATTGTCCACATCAATCACTACCGCAACGCTCTGCATATCCATCAATGTTGTAGTTCCACCGGATGCGTACAGCTTGCACCGAACATTCGTGACATCCCTTGGAATACCGATAGTAGAGCCGTTGGAGTTTGAAATAGTTTCGCTAGAACTATTGGTCAGTATCGTATAAAGATAATGTGTCACCGTATCTTCATCCGTTGAACTGGTGTAAATGGTTTTCCATGTATTACCATCAGTAGTCTCTTCGATCACGAATCTGCCCTTATACGCATATCTGGTAGCCGAATCACCGTCTCTGTAGTATGCGTTAAATTTCAAAAAATTTGGACTGACATTCTTGTCTGCTCCACGTTTCAGCACGTTACAAGACGGCTCAATGATGTAGGTTCTTCCCGGTTTTCCATCAGCTCCCGTCTCGCCCTTAATCTTACTCCATGTATATTTTGTCGGGTCAGTGGAATCTGTCTTGGTGGTATCCGTATACTGGCCAATATACAGTTTATTAGTTCCATCAGAAACCGAAAAGCCTGTCTTTCCATCAGCACTGTTCGCGTAGGCAATATGTAGATAATACGTCTTTCCGTCTGTGCCGTTCGTTCCAGCAATACCATCTTTACCATCAGACCCCTCGAATTTTGACCACGTATATTTCTTCGGGTCTGTGCTGTCATTCGGTTCATAGTCTACATAAGTACCTATATACGTGGACGGAGTTTCAGTCATCTGACTAGATGATGTCGGATTTGCCACGGAACTATATTTGATGTGGAAATATGATGTCTTGCCGTCTACTCCATTTGTTCCATCTTTGCCATCTTTTCCGGGAACTCCTTGTTCGCCTTTTTCGCCTTGCAAACCATCCAGCCCATTGACTCCGTTCTTTCCAGCTTTAAGCTTGGCAATCGTGAATCTTCTTGTGATGGACAAGGTTTGCAGGTAAGTGGCTTTAATATCCACCCATCCGTTATCAGCTATCAGTCCTGTGACTGTATAGGTGTGCGTATTGACATCCCAAGAGCCGGTCACGCTGTCGGATTTCGTAATCGTGTAACTGCAATCATTGGTTACATCCTGTGAGCCATACATAACTGACGCTGTGGTTGCCACTGTTGGAAATGTTGGAATATTGCCATCTGCATCGGATGTAATGCCCTGATACTCATTTGAAAGTGTTAGGGTCATGTTCTTGGCAGATGCAATATTCTCATCCATAGATGCTAGCTTTTTAGATAGTGGCATTCCTCCGATAGTCAGCATATCAGGATCCATATATACAGACTTTTTGTCCATGTCAACTTCGAATATAGTTTTTCCGTCAGAATCTTTTACTATCAATGCCCCGGCATTAATCCATTTCGCATTGACACCAATTACGTTTAGTATTGCAGCGATCATAGTGCCATCAACCAGCCAGCCAGAATTCCAGGTCTTTCCGCCATCTGTTGACATTCCCCAGCCTGCTGCACTAAATTTCACTACGATCGTAGCTTCGGACAATTCGGGTTTATCGCAAAAATAAAGAATGGTACTTCCATCTTCCATTGTTTCATGGATTGGAAAAAGACCATTCTTTGTTTTCATCGCTTCCTGCAGATTGTCAAATGCAGTATCCCACTCTGTTTTCTGTCTTTTGAGATTTGCTCGCAGTTCCTTATAGACTTGTGTAGCCTGGCTGTATCGTGTGCTTGAAAGTCGTGTAGGTGCTTCAGCTCCAGATATCAGATTTTGTGATGTGTGAGCCGTATACTCTACATTTGTGAAGATTGTTTTGTGGTACCGTTTTTTTGCATCGATCACAAGGCCAAGGTCACCCGCTTCCCGTGCGGGATCTGCAGGTGTGCTAACTGACATCGGGCGAAACTGTATTCCATTTAAACGTTCACCCAGATATGCCGCTACTGTCGCGCCACTGCCACTCTGGATCAGCTTGTTTCCGGAAATCTCCAAAATATAACCTTCTGCGCCAGATTGGTAAGTTATTTCCTCTGTGCTATCTCCATCTTCCTCATTCACTCGAATCCCAGTGATCACTACATCGTCTGTCTGTATCGTTGATCCCGTTAAAAGATCACTGATCTTTAGAATCTCATCAGAATTATCAGCATCTATTATATTTGAATTACCGTTTTTTAACGGTATTTCTATGGCCGTACCGATTTCCTGGCCTTCCGAATCTAATATCGCATTTCCAGCAATATCAGTCCAGATCGTATCTTCCTTTCGAGCCCAGGTCGCTTCCAGGAGATCTGTGTTGTACCACCGCGCGGACAATTTTCCAAATCGATCAATCCTGAAGAACTTACATGCAATCTGGCCTACCCACTGCAATACCTGCCGGAAAGTCAACGCAGAGTCATCTGGTCGGTTCTGTACAATAAAATTATCATTGTCAAAAGTTACTGTATCTGATGCCAGGGTAACTCCGCAGCAACTACAGGCATCCCTTACTATGGTTCCAAGGGTAGCCGGATATACAAGTTTGCTGAGGGAATACGGCTGATCAAACTTGGTCATATCATCAAAAGCCTTTACAGATATCGAATTGCCAGACTCTTCCCCTGGTTCCGCTGTGAATTTACCTTTATCCAGCCACTCAACAGACCCATTCAATAATTCCAACCCTACTTGTGCAGTTATTACGGCACCGTTGAAGTCATGCTCATCAAATCTTCCATCAATATTGTTTATCTTCAGTGTTAACTGCTGTGCTATCGCCGCGCCAAGGTCGAAGCTGCTTGTGTTTGAAGTTCCATCAGATATCTGAAATGTATAGATATCCAGATCTTCCACAGTGTCGTTGCTTCCGTCTGGGAAATCAATGATCGCTTTGTGGTGAAATATTCCTTTTTCTTTTAAAGCTTCTTTGTAAGCTGCAGTTGTCTTTATCATCCTGTCACCTCTGAATAATATCTACAGATACAGATCTGTACCAATACAAGCCGTCTCCAATATCTCCTAAATGTTCTTTGCTCAGCGTACCTCGGTAGCTTTGTATCGTGATATCAATTCCATCATCACGAAATGAGAACGGAAAGAATCCTGGAACCAACGTATTTTTAATCGTTTTCACCTGTGCTTCTGTCAGAAATTCCCATTTTATACTTAAATTTTTCTTCTGTACAACTACTGCTCCAACCATTAATCCTGCCAATGTACGACCGGTATCAGATGTCCATATGATCTCATCATTTACGCTCAATGATGTTGGTGCCGGAAGCGTAGTGCTCCCGGACCATAATATTTTCTTTGCCATATCACTTCACCTCCACTGAGTTGTATCTGATGTCCATGGCTGCTTTTGCTTCCTGTGTTGCTTTTGCAATCTGTGTGGAGTCCAAGTAGAATCCCATATCGGTCAATGCTGCAACAATCCGCATCACAGCACGATTTATAATTGATTCCAGTTCTGCTTTGCTTACGCCAGTTCCGCCTGCTGCCAGAGCTGCTTCAATTGCCATCTTTTTCAGTTTGTCTTCCGGTGCCACGACCTCTCCCTGATGCAGGTTGTCGCCAATCATGGCCAACTGCGGAGTATTCGGCTTCACATAACCGCCATTCGCCAGATGCGGAATAGTCGGAACTCTAGGAAGAGACATTCCATAATGGCCATAATGTCTTGTTCCAGTGATAGGGTTGGTAAAATCATAGCTGAAAGAAAATGCGTTTTCTATCGCAGACAGTCCGGAATTGAGTTTGTGCATTAAATTATTAATTATGTCAATCACGGCATTCAGCGGAGTCTTTGCCAATGTCACAAGGGAATCGAAAATTCCCTTAAAGATATCTTTAATTCCGGACCACGCCTGCTTCCAATTTCCATGAAATGTACCTTTTATGAAAGTTATGATTCCATTAAAAATCGTCTTGGCGTCTCCCCAAATACGCTTCACGGATTCCAAAAATGTATTCAGGACTGTTCCCAACAGACCAAAGCTCTGCGACCAGTCTGTCCGAAAGATCCCCTTCACATAATCAATGAATGGCTGGAAGATGTATTTCTTCGCAAAGTCAAAGATTGATGTTGCAATTGTCTTGAATCCCTGTAAGATTTCTTCAATTCCCTGCCAGCATTTCGAGAAATCATTTGTAAATACACCGGTACAGAAATCAATGAAACCACCCAGAATATCTGTAATCCCCTTAATCACATCACCTGCAACTGCCAGAAGATCTAAAATAAGCTCTCCAAGGCCTCCAATGATCGGTCCAAGAACCGGCATTACATTGTTAACTATCCATTCGATACATGGAACCAGTGCTGTTTCCCATAATGCTTTTAGATTCTCAAATACTTTACCAAGCAATTCAAGAATTCCATCCAGTGCCGGCTGAACATGTTCCTTCCATACAGAGCTGAATTTATCTGATATATAGTCCAGATATGGTGAAAGATATGTATTATAAGCCTCAAGGAATGTTCCAAGGATATCCGATATGCCTTGTGTGATGGAGTCAACAAAGGGTTTGAAATACTGATCATAAACTGAATTGATTTTGTCGAATGTATCAGTAAAACTCTGTGAAAGAGCATCAAACGTAACTCTCCAACGTCCAAGCATGTTCTCCAGTGTTTCGGAGATCTTGTCTGTATTCTGGATGACCGGAACAGTAAAAAGTGATACAAAATCTCTTTTGAATTTAACTGCCAAATCTGCAGCTCCAAGAAATCCATCTGCAAATACCTGGATGATATCTGCAGTGATTGCCTTGGCATCATCTCCTGAAAAAACATCAAAGATATCTGCCAGCGCAACGCTGAAATCTCCTGAGAGTTTCGCAATCTCACCTGTCGCATCAAATAATGAAACAATGCGCTTTTTGATATAACCTTTGCTCTTTGCAAGGTATTTATCAACGCCTCCAACAAGATTGTCTGCCAGCGTAAGCCCGATTCTGGCCGTAGAACCAGTAATCTTGCCAAAAGCAAGAGCGATATTATTTGCGCATCGATTTGCCGCATTTACAACTGCTGTATCCGTGAAGATCTCTTTCAGATTTTTACCAATATTCTTTACAGATTTATTGATGGAATCTATCTTTTTCTGAGAATCGCCAAATCCAATTTCAAAACCCTTCTTGAACAGTTTTGCAAGTTCCTGGCAACGTTTCTGCAGAGCAGATAACTTTTCATCTGTCTTATCGATGACTGTATCGCCATCAGCAAGCTTTCCATAATCAACTCCATTCCCTGCCGTTCCTGTACTGCCTGTCGATGGTGAAGTTCCTGAAGATGATGTACTGGACTGCGAATCAAGTTTGTTGATCTGGTCGAATCCCATAAGGGATTTCATTTTCTTTGCTGCATTCTGTGCTGCCTTGCCAGCTTTATTGGTATTGTTAGTCAGATTAGAAGCTGCATCAGAAGCACCGTTAAGGCTGTCACCTGCATCTGCTGCAGAAGCAGCTATCTCTGATACACCATTACTGCCGCCATTGCTGGCTTTATTCCCTGTAATCAGTTCCGTAAATGCTTTAAATGCATTCGCCAGCGTAGCAAGTTTACCGATTGCAATGTTGATCACCTTGATTACCGGGGTAAACAGATTGATCAGTCCCTGTCCAATCGTAGCCATGAGTGATTGCGTCTGCAGGCTCAGAATCCTGCACTGGTTGGCCCACGAATCAGACGTACGGGCAAAATCGCCCTGTGCTGCAGACAGCTGGTCCTGAACGAACTGATATCGTAGAGCTACTTTTTCCGCCTCAGTCATTGCCGAGGTTGTTTTACCAAAGCCATTTGCCATGGCATAGGAATCAAGAGCCGTTTGTGTCATTACGACACCGAGATCTTTCAGCGATTCCGTCTCACCAGTAAAGACCGATTTCAGCTTTGTATAAGCCTCATCCTGCGATAAATTGTAAAAAGATGCTACATCACCAGCCAGACCAGTCAATGTTGTTCCCATGTCATAGGCTTGTTTTTCGGAAAATCCGAAAGCTTTCGCCATGGCACCGAATGTACCGGTGTACTGTTTCGCCATGGTCTCTGACAGACCAAAGCTTTGTGCAGCGCTCTTTGCAAATTTATCGACCTCTGAGGTCATGTGCGGGAAAGTAACATCTACAACGTTCTGAACCTCTGCAAGATCAGATCCAAGCTCTAGGCACTGTTTTCCAAAATCAACCAGCTTTTTTATGCCGAAAGCAGTCGTAAGTGCGGCACCTGTTTTTTTTGCCAGACCGGTTATTCCGGCCATCTGACTCTCGAATTGATTTTTATTTACAACCAGATCAAGTCCGATCTGTCCAATACTTGTAGCTGACATATATACCACCTGCCTCTGTCGCGAGGACATCGGCACAGTGGCACTACTTGTCCTGGTTTATCTTTATTTCAAATTCTTTCTTGCAGTGCCTTGCCTGACACTTAAAAAAGACACCCCGGCATCTTGCATCCGGGGTGTACTGTACTTTCTGCTCATGTCCGCAAAAAGGGCATTTTACTTTTAATCTTTCAATTTTTAATCACCTCCAAGGCCTGCCATACGCATAAATGCCATTTTCATCGCATCAAGCTGCGCATCCATCTGTTCTTTTGTTGTATGATTCTTTATAAATTCTGCATGTTTCGATTTCCATTCGTTGCGGATCCGATGTTGTTCCGGTGTGAAATTCTCCAGATACTCTTTCCGGTCTTCTGCGCGAACGGAAACAATCCTTCCAAGAGCTGTATCCGGGGCAATACCAACAAGAAGATCTCTGAACTCTTCCCATTTCATTCCTTCCGGAAGCTCTCTGGATAAACGAATCCCGTACTGTGATTGAAAAGATGATATGATTAGATCAAAATCATCTATCAGATCATAGTACGGGTCACTGCTCTCCCTTGTCTTCTCCCATGACCAATTCCATAGCAGACTGAATAATAGTCATCAAAGAATTTGCTGAAAGTTTCTTTCCATCTTTCTCCATCTTGCAGATCTTCTCTACATCTTCTGGGGAAAAGATAAGCTCCAATGCTTCTCCAACCGCCTGCAGTTCAGAATTCTCTGCGAATACTCCCATCAGCCGGAGCATTGTCTCCGCATCTGATTTTACTTCTACTTCCAGATCTCCGATCACAATGATCGGATTGGATTCAAAATTCAGTTTGTCTGTAATGTTGATTTTTTTCGCCATTTTTCTATCTCTCCTTTTTTCCACGCAAAAAAATCCCAGGATTACACTGCTGGTACTAAAGTTGGCTTGCCATTGCTGATCACGTCAAATTCCAGTGCGCCTACATTTGTAGCATCGCCGCCACCGCAGTTCTTTACATCAAACACAGCGTTCGCCCATGATACGCTCGTACCATCCGGGAAAATCCACTCAAAATACCCTTCTGCGTCATGTCCATTCTTGAACTGTTTACCTGCTACAAAGTCGTTTCCGGTATCTCCGATGTTTCTCTTGCCGTTAAGCGTAATAGTAAGGGCTTTGGCTGTCATTAATGCTCTCTGCCATCCTTCTGTATCCATTGGAGTCCAAGTTTCTACCCCATTGGAAAAAGACGGTGAGAAGGTCTCCAGATCTGCTACAGTTGTAGCGGATTCTTTATCAGCGCCAAGCTTAAACTGATTGGCTGATACAGGAAATACGTTAGTTGTTTTTCCTGCAAACTTCTGAAGATTCATTTTCATTCCTTTTTACCTTCTTTCTTCTTCTCAAAAATAAAAGCTCCTTCTATGACCATTTCATAAATACCGGCATCATCCGTGCCGACATCTTGAATTGGATAAAGGGGCTGAAAAAACTTAATCGTTTCATTGTTGATTGTTGCATCTCTCATGGCTCTCAGTTTCTCAAACAGCTCTGTAGCCGCTTCTTCTGTATCTCTTGGAGATTTATTCCAATGCACCAATATAGTCACGTATTTCTCGCCGTAGCCTTCCAGAGATGGTCCTCCGAGAGCTGTGTGGTATACGTTCTGATGCTTGCTGTTGTATACCCCAACAGACTTATCTTCCTTGTCTGGAAGTTTTCCCATATACACGTGTTCCGCAATGCCAAGAGAATCGATATAATCTCTTACGTCTGCTAACATCATACGCCCGTCAACCTCCTATAGATTTCTTTGAATGCCTTAGCCGCGAAATCAGCTTCTTTGCCGCCCGGAAGCCAGTCTGTATACCATTTGCCGCGTGCGTTCGGGTTCTCTCCCGTCTGGAAATGATATTCCGGATGAAAATACAGTCGGCGGGCATATGGTGTACTGGATACGATTGATACTTTTCCATGCTTGCTTTCTGACTTGTCTAGGAATGTGCTCTCATTCTGCAGATTGCCGGTATCAAACGGAAATACTTGTGCCTGCTCTACGTCTGTACGAAGTGCTTCTGCGGTATGCTCTAAAGCAGTTATCTGTGCATCTGTCAGCTGTCGGATCTTTGGCAGATTCAGTTTTATCACTGAATTCACATTGATCAGATTGCTCATACCAGCATCACCTCAGTATAATTCACAGTTCCATCCGGATTCCTTGCCTTTGTTCCCTGTTCGATCCGTCTCTTCGCTCCGAAGATCAGAGCAGATCCACCAGAGATAACCGGCAGATCTGGACAGATGTCACCCGGAAACAGCGCCGTGCCGGTAATCTGTATCAATTTCTTCTCTGCTGTCAGAACTGTTCTTGCTTTATCCTGGTAGTTGCATTTTCCAGAATACTCAATTGTCATAAGTGGCTCACCATATTCATTAAGGCCTTCTCTTTCGAAACTACAGGTAATATCCGTCTTGCAGAGCCTCTTCGGAACTAAACATGGATATCTCATGTGATCACCTCGCTAATCTGCAACATAAACCAGTCTGAGACAGTAATGTGTAGACATCTCTTTTCATGGCAACACCTTTATCAGTGAATACATTCCAGCTGCTGCCGAACTGAGCAGACACGCCATTGATACTGTACGAAGAAAGTACGCTATTAATCTCATCTGCATTCTCATATTCGAAATCAGCCTGCATGCATACGACTTCCCTGATTATTTCCTGCTGAAATTCTGTAAGAGAAGAAATTCCCCGTCCTACAATACGGTTGTAGGTCAGGGAATCAATGTGTCTGGATGCCTGTTTGAGAGCTTTGGAAAGTTCTTCTTCAGGAACGATGCTTCCTTCATACTGGTCCAGATAATAATCCGGTGTTGCGTATGCTTTATAAGTCATTCGATCACCTCTTATCAGGCACCAACCTCTGCAGTGTCTACATCTACATAGATACTGTCAATCTTGCCATCACGGCCATTCGGGAACACAAATACATCAGAGAAGGATCTGTTCTGATACAGATATCCATCACCTTTTGTATGGGCACCAGGTGCAAAGTAATAGATACTGGAGATCTTCGGTACAGTCTTGCAGGTCTGTCCACAAGCAACGAGAACATTGATCTTGTGTGCACCTGTCACTGCTTCAACACCGCTTGATGCTGCTACCTTCTTCAGCGGTTCAAAGCCGCCGCTTTCTGGTTCCCAGTTAAATGCATCATAGAAACGTTCATCATCGATAACTTCCATGATCGGCACTCCGTCAATGTCTGTCACTCTGGTTTCGATTCCCATACCGCCCTCTGCAATCTGAGTCATCTCGATCTTACGTGTAAACTCTGTGGACTGTTCCAGAGCATCCATGATCTGACTGGTTACATACATGATCAGAGAGCCAGTTGCTTTGTATCTTCTGAGTTTTCCTTTTGCAAGGATATCTTTCAGCATTCCAAATACTTTTGCCTTTGTGTATGTGGATGCTGCTGTGGATCCATGATAGCCTTCTGTATTCTGTGCTGCCTGGGCAACTTTAGAGAAGAACAGCGCGTCTGTTTCCGGAACAACCCATGTCTGTTCAAATACACGGGAAATATTCTGAATAGATGCTGTAGCATTCGTTTCATCCACATCTGCTTTATCTACCATGAATTCAACGTCACGGTCATGTGTCAGTGTATACGGGATATCCTTCTGATCATAAGTTCCCGTGTTCCAGCCGCCTTTACGGTTATGATTTTTATAGCCAGATGTACTCATCTGTGTAAAATGGAATGTTTTTGCATCCAGCCATCTTACATTGCTGGTCACAAACGGAGAGGTCAGGGTTCCCTGCATCAGGATCTCGAGGAGTTCTGGACTCCACTGTTCTGCATAGTTTAAATTTGCCATTTATTATACCTTCTTTCTTTTTTGTGGTGTCCGAATCGGACACATTGATTAATTATTAAAACGATTCCAACGCTTTGTCGGTACTGCTGTCTGGTTTGTAGTTGTTGTCTGCTGTGGATGCTGTGCCGGATTCCCACCTGTTCCTACCTGTGTGAAACCGGTTTTACCATCCGTCTGCGGTTTCAGTGCCGGAACGTCTTCCAGTACTTTGTTTACTGCTGTTTTCAATGATTCCTCATTGATGTTTCCATCTTCTCCCATGACCTGGCTTAAATCTGCCATTTTGAGGATATATGGAATTGTCTTTGCTTCGATTCCCAAAGAAACAGCCATCATTGTAGCTGCACTCTCTACCTGTGCTGCCTGAACAGCTTTCTGAGATGCTGCAAGCTGTGCCTGTGCCTCTGTGATCTGATTCTGCATTCCGGCAACATCCGGCTGATTTGCTGCCTGCTGCTGTTTGAAGGATGCAATAGCCTGGTCCATCTGTTCTTTTGAAAGTCCCTGCTGTTTAAAGTAACCTTTCAGAACAGATTCTTCTGTTACAGTCTGTTTTCCTGCGATCAGACTGGCCAGCTTGTCGTAATCAAACTGTGGTGTCTGCTGTACTCCTGCCGGTGGTGTTCCACCATTTGCTGCTGAGCCACCTGCTCCCCCACCATCGCCAGATCCTCCTTCTGCAAATTTCTGCAGGTTCATTGGTACTTTGCATCTAAATCTCTTAAACATTTCTACATACTCCTTTACAGTTTTTTATGTGCTGTCTGCACGAATACAGTTTTACGTGTGTCTCACAAAAACAGTTGATAACCCGGTGTCTCCGCGTAGTTTAATGCCTTCGGGCATAAAAATAAGACGCTTAACCCTGCGCCTCAATGGGAGATTCCGGATCACCGCCTTTCGAATCGATAACCTCTGCAATCTTCATTCTTACCAGATACTCTGCTCTGTCCTTGGATACTGTTAATGTATCACCAACAGACCTGAGCTTCAGATCATTTTCCTTGTCATAGAAATCATGAATCACTCTGATCTTCACTATTTTCACCTCCCCTCGTTGCGCCGGCGTAAAATCAGTCATCACGAGTTACTTTAAATCCAAATTCCGGAAGGAAATTGATTTCATAGTGGTACTTATCCACAGATGCTCCAGAAATGTCTTCAACTACATACATTGTATAATCGTTCAAGTACACATAATCTTTCTGATATTTGTTCTCTGCTGTTTCAATGATTACTTCCAATTCATTTGCATTATTGTTTTTCAGCGCGAATGTTCCTGTCAGCTCCAGAAGAATGGTATCTGTCCTTGCATTCAGAACTGTGAGCTTTCGAGTTACATTGAAGTTATCTGCTTCTTTGGAGATGTTATAGCTTAACTGATTTGCTTCTGTACATCCGGTAGCTGTGATACAGATCAGAAGTACCAGTGCAATTACTGCTGCAATTTTCTTCTTCATGCTCTTATTCCTCCGCAAATTTCCAATCTTCCGCAAGCATATCTGCCTGGGAAGCAAGCCAACCCATCTGTACACCAGATGTTCCAACGAAAGCAATCGCCATATTGCCGATAGCATCATGTTCGCAATTCACAACTTCACCATTCGCTGTCTTGTAAGAAATACTGGTCGCAAGCTGAATATACTGTTTCTTGCCATTCCATCCTTTACGGCATACTTTCATTCCTCTTTTTAAATATTTAATTGCTTCTCCGAAGGAAAATGTTGCTTCTCCTCCAAGCTGAGGGCAATTGGTTTCATCTGCAATAATCCATTCATCAGAAAGGATATTCTGAAGTGTATATACAACGCTCTGTGTTTCTCGAATATCCATTTCCTGTCCGCCTTTTGTGTGTATGATGATTGTTTCTTTCTCTGGACTCCAATACCAATATCCTCCCCAGGATGGTAATTTTGCTTTACTTCCAGATCTCATTGCTTTTAACGCTTCTTCAAATTTCATGTTTCATATCCTCTCTTTCTTAAAATTATTGCATTTCTATGAATATTGTTGTAATATATCCATAAGATATCTTAACAGGGAGGAATGATACCTGACCCCCACATTTTGGGTTGGGCCATCATTTCTCCCTGTTTCTTTTATATATCTTTCTTATTTTTTCATCTTTGATTACAATGATTTTTTGTACAAACATAGTGTGTCTCGACCAATATATTTCTTCTATCTGCCTGGCAATCTCATTTTCATCCAGTGGACTTTTTGAAATATCAAGTATAAAATTTGGTGCTTGTCTCTTCTTTTTTGCGATTGCGTTATACACCAGATTTTTACTCGTTCCAGATAATTCTTTCAAATCAAACGCTTCGTCTCTAAATATGTAATCTGGAGTGGATATTCCCTGTGGATTCAATACCCTTGGAACCAAAGATATTTCCCCTCCAAGTTCCTCCTTCAGCAACTCAGCAATTCGTCGTTCCTTATCTGAATAATCCAACAAAACATTTTTTCCTTCCACGGTAAATACAGAATCTTTGATTTTGTATTTATATATTTCTTCAACGTTATGAGAATTAGGTGTTGCTTTTTTCTTCCATTCATCCGTGACGTCTTCAAACCCTTGCATCCTTTCCAAATCTTTGAAGTCCGTATACTCTCGACTGTCCATACCACCAGTTCGCATCCGCACATGTTTCCACCGATTTTGCATCTTCTCATACTGTTTCTGGTTCTCTGGATCCAGTGAGAAATCTGCAAGTCTTCCAAATTTCTTTTCCTGACGTTCAGCATATTGCTGTTTAGCTTCCTGTTTCGCTGTATCTTCAATATCAGCAATCTCTTGCTTGTTATATTTCGGATCTACTTTCGTGATGCCCGGAAAATATGTAGTATGAGAATCTTTGCATCGGGGATGATAAAGCCCAGCTGCCACTGCTGAGGACATCAATGGATATTTACCATCTTTACTGCTGCCACCACTCCACACATCGTCAATCAGAATTTTTCCCACAAACGGAAGACACTTCGGGCACGGGGATCCTCGTTTGTTCATAATTACAAGATGTAACCCCCACTGTTGCCGCATTTCGCCTTCTCCTTGCAGGTAAGCTCTTTTACTTGCGGTCCGAATTGCCATGTCTGCATAATCAGAAAGCGTGTGTCGCGCTCCGTTAGCGTATTCAACACAATTCAGTCCCGCTGAAAGAAAATCCTTTGTTGCCATGTCCACGGCTTTCTCATACGTTCCTGCGCCGGTATTCGCATATACCTGAGCATTGTATATGATCTTACGGTACTGGTCATTTGCCATACGCAGAACTGCCGCTTCTGCTTTCTGCATATCTGCTGTGGTTGCCTGGATTAATGCGTCCAGCTTACGATCATTGACTTTGAAAAATTCAGCAGTACCGCCTTTAGTTATCTTCTTGGCAGGAAATCCATTCTTGATCTCCTCCAGGATCCTTTTCTCCTGGTTCATACCACCTTCAGATCTTGCAAGGCTGATCAGCGCTTCAATCTTTTTGTTGATGTCTTTAAACTGTTTGCCATATTTCTTCTGGTTGTCATGCTTGTACTTTTCCAGAGATTTCAGCATTTCTGCCTGCCACATGGACCAGTGTTTCTTTTCATCTGTCTCTTCCTGCTTGTGATTCTCGAAGTTCCTGATCATAGACGCGATTAGTTCATTTTCAATCGCTTCAAAAGCAGTACCGATGTCATATTGATCATTTATCTTTGCCATTTGACCATACCTTGAATCCCTGTGACTTAAACTGTCTCGTCAGTTCCTTCAGTTTTGTGATACTTTCACATTTGTCCCTCCGGAACTCTGCGTAATCAGCTTTCTCTACCGCGTAAATACCCATCGGCACCTGCTCCTTTGCTATTTGAAGCATTCCCTGGTATTCCTTTCGGCTCATTCGGTACATTCTTGGTCCTACCTTTACCCGCATCACCTTCACCACCTTCCAGATCTACGCGGAAATTACCTGCATCCAGGTTAACTGCTGGTTCTTCCATGTCCTGTATTCCCTGCTCTGCCTTTAAACGGGCAACTTCCTCTTCCTTGCAATGATCATCCAGTGTATCACCGTACAGTTCTTCTACGCACCGCTCAATACTCATAATGCCGCCCTGTTTAGCCTTGGCAACTGTTTCTACCTGGCTTTCAAATGACGGATTCGCATACTCTCCAAACGGAATATTGACCTTTACTTCTTCAATGCCCTTATTGTGCAAAATATTATCTGCATTGATACACATTGAAACAACTCCCGGAAGGGTTTCCTGCAGTGCCTTTACGATTGCATTTCTGGTATACAATGTAGTCTTTTCTTTTTCTCTCTGTGCTTCTGCATTATCCAGTTTCTTTACATCGATTCCCAATGTCGATGGGCTGATTACGCCCTGCAGGCACAGATCCAGAGCTGTTATATACGATGCCATGTAGCTGTCATGTGGAATAGTCGGCTGATCAGTGATGACCTGATTCTTCTGACCTTCTCGCATATCCCCGTCTGCTGCAAAGTAACGATTGTCGAATGGGTTCGGTTTTATCAGCATTCCTGTTTCCGGATCATGTGGCACCAGACATTCTGGAATATAGGTCTTTGCTCTGCCGGCTCTCAGTGCATCCATCCACTGGGACCATGTTTCATCCAGTGAATCATAGCTGTCGAGCTTGCCATCAAATATACTGCCGCCTCTGCCCTCATATCGGGCTGATTCATAGATCATGAATGGTTCTGCAAGCATGATTGATTCATCAAATGTGATATCTGTCAGATTTTCAGTTGCTTTGATAGACTTGATATCAACTAGCTTGTTATCCAGATACAGTTCATTGATGATGTAGCCATATCCATAACGCTCATTCAGGACGTACACTTTGCCCTTTTCTTTGTATGGTGTCTTGAACACAATCTCCCGGATCCGGTCTCTCTGGTAAACGAATTCAACTCTTTCGCCCGGATACCATTCCAGAATCGGATATTCACTAATCGTAGTATCTATAGCAACTTTAAAAGCGCCATCTCCGATAAACAGTGTTTCTTTGAGGGCGCTTTCAATCTTTTTATAAAACTTATTGTCTTCCTCAATCTCTTTCCACAACTGTTCCTGTGCCGGCTGTTCGAATTCAAATTCGTTCATATCCGGAAGAACAGCAAAAGAAAGCACTTTAACTGTCAGTCCTGGAAGACCTGTGTGGATCTTACGCATATCCATGCCAGGTGTTGATCTGCTGGCCCAGAACTTGTGTTTATCTGCAAATTCTGCATTCTGCTGATAGATCTGCTCAAGCTCATTGCCGTCGCCTCTGTACCAGATACGATTCAGAATCGCATGTCCTTCAAAATCCATCATCTCATTAACCTGGAAGTTAAAGGGATTTGCCGGAAGAACATTCAACCAGCTCCTGACAGTCTTTTTTATGTTTTCATTTAATCTTTCCATCCATTTCACCTTTTCTGTTCCTCCACCTCAAATCCAATCATATTCCGGAATGGAATCCAGCCATACTGCTGCGAGTTGATCGTATGATCGTTTTTATCTTCCGGAACGTCTTTCTCATCATCCCAGGAATATTTCTCCATCTCAGAGATATGATTGGTGCATGTATCTAAAACCAGATAGCAGTCCTGCTGGATCCAGCCAAGCTGAAGCTTGATCCTATCCAGTATTGTTACTTTCTTGTATGATTCCACGAAATTATAAAGACAGCTGTGCAGTCGCTTATACTTCCGCAATTCTGTGATTGTCGCTGCATCTGCACAGTCAACAAACGTATCTTTTGCGAATCCCCAGTCTTTGCGGCATCTTTCCAGAAACTCTATAAATTTTACTGTCGTATCTGACGGGGCAAGCGGCTGATCCAGATCTTTGTTGCTGTATACCTTCTCAGCAAGTGTGATCAGCTTCCTGTCTTCCGTAATCCCCTGGAACATCATTGCAATCGTGTCCGGGGACTTGGATGAGTATGAAGTATCGAGGCCGCAAGTAAACTTTTTAAATCTGATCTTGCCTGCTGCCATCTGGGACCTGACCCATTCCTCAGAAACAACATGCTTCTTTCTGAGGAAATTTGGAAATACCAGACCGGTTGCTTTTCCTCTCAGCCCCTCAATCTTGTTTTTCCAGATCTTTGTTCCCTTCGGAGTATTCTGTATGATTCTCTGTTTCTTTTCTTCCGGAAGACCGGCATTATCGTCAAAAGAAAAGAACCAATGTACCCATCCGGGTTTTGGTTCTTCTTTCAGCTCGTCTTTGATTTCCTGCGGTGTGCCGTCTTCCCATTCAGGAAGAGGTCTGCTGCAATTGATATATTCCTTGTACACGTCAAGGCTTGGATCATCAGGGTTAAGGGTTGCTATAAGATAATCACAGCGCATAGATGCTTCACGAACAAAATCAATATTCGCTGTATTGACCTCATCGATGTACAGACATCCATACTGACCGCCAAGTGCATCCTTCCACTTGCTCTTGTTTCCATAGCCAATCACGAAGATAATCTTGTCTCCGGAAGACGTATGAAACAGGATATGCGGCATCTTGTATTCTCCGGATCCATTGCCTTTGTATTCTGCCAATATTCCGAAATCATCCAAAATGCCAAGGTCTTTGTTGATGATATTCTTTTCTGCAGTTCCGGTGTCATCTGCTGCCAGGATATGCAGTTTCTTTGGTGATTCCGCAACCTTGCACATAAACTTAAACAGACCGACGGTTGTCTTGCCCGCTGCAGTCGTGCCTTCAAGGAACTCGACCGGTGCATCGCATCTTAGAAATGCTTTATATTTTTCCGAAAGTACCAGACGTTCAGTGCTCACTATCCACCACCACGCATCTGTTCCAGAATGTCATCAAGTTTCTTCTTTTCATCTTCCAATCCGGAAACCTCCAGTCTGTCCCTAAACATTCCAAGATGACGGCCAAGAAGCTCCAGTGCTTTTTCTTTATCATTCAATTTCAGTTCAATACCAAACTTGCCTTCTTTTATTCCGGCAATGGCTTTAATCTGCTGTTCTGTCAGTCCTGCCGTGTCTTTTATGATCACGCATCCGTCTTTTACCTCTGCGAAATCAGTAGCTCTTGCAAAAGCAATAGCCGCCAGTTCTTCAAGGACCCTGTCCTGCGTTATTTCTGTTCGTTTCTGGCGCTCTTCCATCCGTTCCTGGATATATGCCGCAACCTTGACATTTCTCAACATCCTGCTGCCAGCCTGGGCCGCTGTTTCATCCTTCTTTACAGACGGATATGCTACCTTGTAAGCCCTTGTGGCATTAAGATCTATCAGGTATTCATCTGCAAATATCTTCTGTTTTTTTGTCACTCAGGCTCACCTTCTTTCTTTTATTCAAAAATACAGTCCTGCCAGCACCATAATGACAGCCGGTTGCCGCCATGCCGAAAGGAGGTGCGCAAACACTCACATGCAGTGAATCCTCTGCCTAATAAAGCATGTAAGTGCTGGTGCTGTGCACGCTGTACGATTATTGACATTAGAAAAGCACCCCGAAGGGTGCTCTGTTGTGTTGCATGTGTATATTTTAATTATTTTCTTCTGTATTTTTTACATGATTTATCATTTTTTCTACCTCTAAATTAGTATTTACTGGCACAATTTTAATGTCAGCGTGATTTCTCTGAAAAACAACAAATATCTCATGTGCAAATCCCTGCCCAATTTCTTCGACATCAGCAAAATCCAATTCTACTTCTTTAAATTTTTCAAATCTATTACATAGTCTTTTTGCCTGAGATCTCGATACAGGGTAAGTGTCAAAAATATTTTTGATTGGAACATGTGTTTTTGTAAATCCTCCATCAACATCAGAAAACATGTCAAACACCTCTCTCAAAATTTTTTTACTATAATTTGACAAACTCATAAGAATAATAGTTCCTCTACTATCTTTTTGTTTGCTCAACGATTCTACTTCATCTGCATCTTGCAAAATTTCATTATATTTATCGTGTGTAAATATTTTTCCATCAGAAAAAGCAGCAAATGTGTCTAAAACCCTAGAAGTAAAGAATATTCCTTCTCCAGAATGCTTCTGTGTATCTGTTGTAAGCTTTCCCTTAAACAGTTCTCCCACAGCATCATCTAGTGTTGGAAAACTATAATAATCTCTAATTTTTCTGAAGATTCCAACTCCCTGATCTGCAATAAGAATCATAGTATTCATATAATCCTGGATAACTCTTATTAAAATAATATCAGATTCAGAATGATCAATTGCATTATTCATCATTTCCATAAAAGAATATTGCCATATTTTTTGAACATTTAAAGGTAATTTTTCAATATATTCTTTTATACATAAATCATAAATAACGTCTTCCTGAAGGTCTGGAGTTTCTCTACGATCATAAACATAAGTATGAGTTTCCTTAATTAACTCATACTTTTTATTGTTAGAATCTCTTTTTTTTATTATTTTTTTTGCTTCGAGTTCTCTAATATAACGATATACTGTATTTAATGATATTCCAAAGGCTTCTGCAGTTCTTTTTGCAATATCATTCTGGGAATTGTCTACTTTTTCCAAAATATATCTTTTTATCTTTTCTTTTTTCTCTTTAGTAAAACTCATAGATGCCTCCTTTTTTAACTTTATTTTTTCTTTTTTTAACTATAGCACCAAACTATAGTTTTGTAAAGTTAAAAAAGGCTGTTTTTTATTTATCAATTAATGCCATGTACAAAAAGAACCCCGTAATTTCTACGAGGTTCCTTCTGAAAATTATATTCTTGGGGTAGAATATTTTTATCTTCTCTTTTCGGAGAAGCGGGGAAAGAGCCACCGGCCTTTAAGCCTTTGGCTACATTCTCATCATACAACGACATTACCGACTTTTCCGACCTTTTTTCATTTTATCCCACATTTTTTCAGATACGCATCTCTGATATGTAATCTCGGATAATCTTCATTGTGCGGCATGCCGATCTGCTTCGCAATCGCCTTCCACGTCATGTTCTGTTTGTAGAACATCCGGAACACGCATCTGGTCTGTCCGTCCTTGATGTCATCAATCCACTGGTCCATGGCTTTGACCTTTTCTTTCTTGCGCTCCAGTACCTTCTCCCGCCGGTCATACTTCTTCTGATCAAAACCTACAACACTCTGTGGTCTGGGATAACCGGTCTGGTAATCGAAGATCGTATCATTCCCAAGTCCCGCCTCTGTATTCTTCATCATCAGTAGTTCCAGCTCCAACACCGGTATCTCCTGTTTCAGCTTCCGGTACCGGTCCAACATATCTCTGGTTACTTTAATCCCCATTACACAACACCTTTCATCATCATTTGCAGCTGTATATATGACGGTGCTGTGCGATATCCCTTATCGTCTTTCAGCAACACACAATACTTGTACAGCTCAAGAACGATATATGTTCTCTGGATTTTTCTGGCCGGCTTATGCTCTTCTCTGTACATTTCAGTGAGTACAATCTTCTGACCGCGTTTCAAGCCATGTTCCTTCTCACGTAACTGCTGTAATTCTTCCCAGTGGGTGTTCTGCAGCGCCTGTCCGGAAGTTGGATCCAGATAACCCTCGTGATTTTTATATACCATTGTTTATCATCTCCTTAAATGCTTTCTCTGCATCTTCGCTTCTGCCGTAGGTGATCAGCTGTACTTTGCCGTCTTTCAGATACTCGATCGTGGTGTTACTTGTCATTCTGGGGTAATGGATTTCTTCCCAGTCTTCCGGAACGCTGTCTGTTATAGCGGGGCAGTTATTGTACAAGATACATCTACTGCATATTCCGTCTTCTGATATTTCCTGCTGCCGGCAGAACTGGATCAGTGTGTTGTAAGCTGCAATAGCAAGCTCCGGGGTGATATCCAATTTCTTTGGTTCTGCATCTTTGATATCATATACTTCAATCATTTTCTACCTCCTCAACAAAATTCCAATTGACCATCATCTACAAACCTCTTTTTCTTCTGGCTTAATTTATTTCCCTGCCCTCGCAACCGCTCAACACGTTCCTTCTGCTTCATATTCGCCATATAGTTGTCCTCAACCTCCGGCGGAACCTTTAGAAAATATTCTTCCGGAAACGGCAATCCAGTTTTCTCACATAATTCTGCAATATCTCTTTTGTACGAAATGATATGATTTCTGGTCAGATTCAGATTACATCCATCCGGCCAGAACGGATCATTACAGCCATTTTCGTTGATATAATTCCACTCAGCACGTTCACGGATTATCAGGCTGCATAGTAATTTCAACTGTTGTTCTGGTGTGTTCTCTTTCATGGCAGTACCTCCGGATAATCAAATATTGTCATCTGTACTGGTGGAATATCCTCCCACTCAACTCCAATGTAATCAAGTACTCTTCCCCATCCGTATTTCTCGCCGGTCTCCGGATCCGTGCAACAACGGTACATCCAAAACTCCCAGGCTTTCGGATTTCTTTCCCGTAACCGGTCAAATCTATGCGGACGCTGTTCCAGATGAATTCCAAAGCCACACATCTCGCAGCCGGTTCTCTGAGCACCTGTCGTTCTCAACACTCCAATATCATTTTCTTCAATCACTCCGTATATCGCCGGAACAATTGAATCTACTGGTACGTATTCTTTAAGACTTCCATCCTTGTTTCTTCCATAAGGCTGCTCATGGAATTTTCTTTCGAAATAATCCAGATGCTCGTGATACCATTGATCCATCGCCAAGGCAAGCAACAATATATCCTGTCTTAAAAAGATTGCAAATGGTGCAGATCTGATTACTGTCTTGCCATAGTAATTACAGCCATGCTCTATCAGCGCTTCTTCCCTTTGTCCGCCTTCACTGGCCATCATTCCAAGATATGGTGCACTGTTGTGCTGTTTCGCCCAGTCATCACAAGGTTTTTCCTTTAACCAGTAACAGCATTCTTTTGATACCTTGATCTCCGGATCCGGCTTTCCGTAATTTGTACCTTCGTTCTCATTCTCATAACCGCCAAACTTATTCAACCATTTCTTCGGGAGCTGCATTCTGCTGTTCTTGGCAAAATGTCCCTGTGCTCCACATTCACCAGTAATAATTGCATGCCGTACTGTTTTGTTATCCGGTGTGGGATTCTGTAACAGGTTGATTCTGCCGGCTATCTTCTTGCTTATTACTGGGAAGCCTACTTCATTCAATACCTGAACTTTGGACTTGTATGATCTGACAATCTCGATTCCCAGTGCCTTATGTACTTTCTGGATACTGACATCTTCTACATGCGTTACCGATATAGCCGGTACTTCAATTCCAATGCTCAACAGCCAAATATAAAGCGTGATACTATCCAAACCACCAACACTGACATGGCAATTCATATCTCTGCTTAGAAGTTCCTCGTAAAACTGCCAGGCTCTTCGTGCCTGTCGTTTCAGTTTTATTTCATAAGGCAGTCTTTGACGTGCTGTAAATATAGCTCTCTGCTCTTTCTTCTTTTGCTTCCACTCTTCCGTGGATAATTCTTTTTCCATCTTTTCAAGAAGCCCGGTATACCCTTGCCCCGGCCGGAGGCTGGCTCCTTTCTGTTTATTTCTATGACCCCTTCATTACGAGTGAAGTGTTCTCTTATCTCATTGTTCTCCGAAAGAACTGCCTTAACATGGCATCCTTCCATGATTCCTTGTGCTGATCACAGGTATCATCATCATGAACCAGGACTCCTTTGCGGTCACACAGCCCATCGTCATTCTCAATACATGTTGCACATGTCTTATCCATAAGCTATCCCTCCTGTCCTTTATTCAATAACTGCTTCTCATAATCATTGAAATCATATTCTCTCTGTTGAAAGTTATTGAACCGGTTCTTGCTGTTCTTCGATTCTGTCTTCTTGCCACGACTTTTCTTCAATGGATAAAATGTCTTCCATCCACTCATCACTGACTTCTTTACAATGGCGGTCAGTTCTTCCGGTTTGTCAGACATGGAGCTCAGTTCTTCCTTCAGAAGCTGTATCTGTTCATCCGTCAGACGGTCTCCATTGTTCTGTCTCACCTTCAGGAACAACAGGAAGGCTTCATTCAAAGAAGAATCAGCAAAGTATGTACCCGGCGGAGCCGCATATATATACTCTCCTTTCCTTTCTTTTCCTTTTATGTCATTTTTCTCGGAATTATCGTTATTTTTCTTGGAATTATCGGGATTATTCTCGGAATTATTTAAAGAAGGGTTCACTTTAATAAAGGTTTCCGTTTCTTCCTCCTGAAGGAGCCAAAACCTTTCTACTGTGATCGGATTTTTCAGTGCTCTGGCTTTTACCATTGCCTGATATCTCCTCTGTATTCCGGCAGAGGTCAAGACCTTGTCCGACTGAAAAAGCGTGTTGTCAAACAGTGACCGTTCCAATAAGAAGTTCAAGACCTGCTTCACCTTGTTACTGTCCATGTTCAGATCATCCGATACAATGAACTCAAAATCATCATCAATCTTTAAATAATATCCTGATTTATATATCTCGCACAAAAGATACATATACAGGGTGATCCCATCGGCTCCATATCTGGCCTTTAAGATCTTTATCTTTTTATCTGAGAAAAAATCCACATCCAGGCGAAAAAAGCGATTTCCTTCCTGTTTTCGCCTTGCCATATCCGTTTATGCCTCCAGTTCTTCCATGCAGATCTCTACTCGTGGCTTTTCGCTGTATTGTTTCCTTAACTGCAATTCCACTACCTGGGTATCATCTCGGTACGCTACGCTGTTCAGTGCATCCAAAACAGCTTTTGCAATATTATCGATATCCGGTTTCTTCGCCGGAAGAAGCTCGCCATTCAGCATAGCTTCCCTTTTTACCTTCGAGCTGCTCTTTGGTATTCCATAGAATGCCTGTATACGGATCCGGATATATGCATCATCTGCAAACCTCTCTTCTCCAGCTGCCTGTAAATAACAGGTGGAAATAAAATTCTCATACAGAACAGTCTTCTCCGGTGTCACGCTGCTCATTCCTTTTGTCTTGGGATTATAAAATGTACGTGCCCTAGCTTTCCCCTGTGGCTTACCAGGCACTGTAAAACAAATCGTTTTCATGTAATCCTTTCTATTTCCCCGCCTGTTTCCAGACGGGGCATGTACAACCAATTATCATGCAATGATCGTAATCTTTGTTTTTTCATTCGAAATATCTTTTAGTTCCATCGTAAGATATTCTTTGATGTTCTGCATTGCTTCTGCCCTCCAGAGACCTCCTTCTGCCTCGACAAGCATAAATACCGGAGCACCACCATTATCCTTAATGCGGAATACAAATTCACTGGAAGGCTGCTCAACTTCAAGAAAAGTTCTGTACGGTGTCAGTGTGACCGGATTAGGTACAAGGACATCTGCTTTGGATGCAATTCCCTGTTTGATGGTCGTTTTCTGTGTTACTCCATCATCACCATAGTTTGCAGTTGTCTTTGCTTCCACATTACCGGCAACCTTCAGGATTGTTTCCAGATCCGGTGTTATATCAAAGTTCGCTTGCATCTCAATCAGAAATTCTTCCTGGCCATAATAATTTCCATATCTGAAGCGAGGCACAATAGCCTCTGATCTGAACAGATATTCTCTCTCACGTTCTTTATTTAAGCCACTATAGAGGCAAACTGTCTGCGGATCCTGCACATGAATGATCATATTCTTTCTTAATTCATCAGAAAGATTGCAGATATAATCAATCATTGCAGTAAGCGTTGATGCGGTAATCTCCTTTGCCATAGGCTCTTTGTCATATCTCCGCAGGTCCTTATCACAATATGTCTTTCCTGAAATCTCAACTACCTTCGGCTCATTTGCCTCTTCCTTTAATTCTGTCAAAAACTGCATCGCTTCTCTAAACATAGTATTTTATCCTCCTGTTTTCTATCTTTAAGCCTGACGTACAGCTCTTAAATCAACTACATTTTTAGCTGGTGTCTCGTAAATCTCTCCGGTAGATTTATCTACCACTCTGCCGTCTTCCATCTCTTCTGTAGCTTCCAGAGTCTCCTCCATCGTAATCTGTCCCGGAATCTGGCTTCCTACCTCATATGCTTCAACCTCATTGGTCTTGAGGTTCTTACCCATACTGAGCGCTGTAACTGCTCCCAGTGCCGGCGCAAGCGTTGCTTTCGCCTGTACTCCTGTAGTAACAAAATTTCTTGTCTCGTTCGGTTTGAACTCGATCATAACTGTGATCTTTCTCTTTGCGGTTGCATCCGTATTAGGATCCTGAATGTTTTCTGTTACTTTCTTTAATTCCCGGTTGATCTGCTCTGTGAATGCTCCATTCGCAAAGGTTTCCATATTGATGTGTTTCATGTTGCCCCTTTCCGCCCCGGAAGTTCCCGGGGCTGTCTGTTATTTTGTGTGATATATTTCAATGCTTTTGATGGATCATAAGCACCGTTACTAAGTTATGCTTCTGAAGCTGCTGTCTCCTGCTCTGCTACAACTTCGTTATATTCTGCATCAATGACTGGTTCCTGCTCATTCGCAATCTCAGACATGTCTACGCTAAGTTCCGACTTAACGGTCTCATCATTGGATACCTGCATAACAAAATCTGATTTGACCGGAGCATATTTCAGACATTTCTTGATAACTGTCTTCTTTGCCATCTCCTCATAGTTTGTTTTCCACGGACTATAGCTGCTGGAAAAGCTCTGGCTGTACTTTCTTGCATGAATATCAATATCTTCCTTACTCATCACTTCAAAGCCAAAACCGCCATTCTTTGCCTTCCAGAGCGCATATACAAGAATAAGGTTCCCTCGGTCCTTTAATGCCGGTTTATGTACCAGTTTCGGCTCCAGACCAAGTTCATATTCGAATTCATCATTTTCATATACGCACTGCGCCTGCACTGTCTGGATATTGTCGTTCCGATATACCATATCGATAAGACCTTTGTAACCGATCTGGAACTGGCACTCGAGTTTGCCTTTATTTCGGTAAGGAATCAGATACGCCTGTCCCAGTGGAGTGTTTGGTTCCAGCCCAAGCTGAGCTGCATTCATCAGTGCTCCAAGAAAAGACATCTGGCTGCATTCAGCAAGTTTTGGTGTGGTATTCAATGCCGATAATGCCATTCTGGTAAAACGCTCCGGTGTGATCACCTGAGGCAATGCCTTCTTGATCTCAGGCTCCATAGCCTTGATCATATCTGCAATACTCATGGATTTGGTAAGCTTTACAGCACCTTTGTTCTCTGTTTTCTCTGCCAATGCATCTTTTACTCCCATTTTATTTATCCTCCTATGCAATCTCTTTTACTGTGAATCTTCTGCTCTGAGAAGGTTTCGCACACTCTTTATATACTTCCGGATAGACTGTCTGCAGTTTCTTTGTGTCTACACGGTTTGCAGTCACAGATTTCCATGTGACCGAATAACTGTCAGAATCAGCTTTTTCTGCACCCTCCATATAAACCTTTACTTCCTGCTCGATCTGTTTCTTCTCTTTCTCCAGCTTGTCCTGAAGAGCCGTGATCTCTGCCCTTCGCTTTAATTTCTCATCAAATCCGACTAGCGGGATCATCTTGTCCGGATCAGAAGTCTTATAATATTTCGAGAGCAATTCTTCCGCAGCTTTACTTCCATCCGGTGCCGGCATCTTATTCGCAAGCACATTGTTATTCCAGAAATCCGATTCTACGCTAATCAGCATCTGGATGATTTCTTCATCACGCTCAATCTTGTGCCAAACAAATTCTTTTCCCAAAATCACACATGCGATATACCAGGCATCAGCTCCGGTCACTGCCATATAATGATGGCACTGGATCTCATAAGATTCCGGAATGTGTCCGTCTTTCCATTTATCAGCAGAATACGCAGATGCTGTCTTACACTCCAATCCGGCATTTTCGCCAACGATCAGGCGGTCTACATTTGCAAGCATGAAGGGCTGCTCTTCTTTATAGAAGATTGCATTTGCCCTGCGTACCTTTTTACCAGTTTCTTCCATGAACCGGCGGGCAACATATTCTTCCAGATCACGCCCCTGTCTCATAGATTCGTTATCTGGCTTTTCTGTCAATGGCTGTGTTTTATCCTGAAATACTGCAATTGCGGAAGAATAAGGATTCAGTCCACAGATACTTCCGGCATCAGAACCGCCGATGCCTTTACGTCTGTTTTCCAGCCATTCTTCATGCTCCATATTTAAAGTAGATACCAGTTTATTTAATTTCATTTAATCTTCCTCGCTTTCAGTTCCCTTAATTCTTCAATACTTCCGATGTCTTCATAAGCACCCAGCCGATCAGCAATGCTTCCATATATAACTGACTGGTCCTGCTGCCATTCTGTTCGGAAACTCCCGCCCCTGCAGGCAGGAATGCGGTATCCGGCACCATTGGGATTAGGGATTGTAAATCTGTCTTTCACCTATTTTCCTTCCCCTCTGCCGCCGCATTATGTGCCATTGTGTGTAAGATATCTTCTGCAGTAAATGGAGCTGACTTTACAACGCTCTCATCCAGCACTTTGTACATTGCTTTCAGTACCTCATCAAATTCACAAATCAAATCATGTGAACCTCCAATGATTGTCAGTTCCATTTTGTTTCCAGTTTTCTCTGCTTTAATCATTGACTTTTCCTTTCTACCCTCATACAATGAAAGGGTGATAAACTATTATTATCTTTTGGGTCCTCCTGAGTTGCAGCTCTGAGGATCCTTTTTCATTCTGCATTCCATATATACCACCGTCTGAATACGTATATCACACCACTCAACGCGATTGCTCCGGCAATCTGATCAGCTCTGCTGTCCCATATCCAGAACGGAAGATAACTTGCACATCCCCCGATCAGGATGGAATCAATTAAATCTCTCATGCTTGTCCCTCCCTGCCGCCTTTATCCGGCAGCCCTCTTCTTGTAGTTCATTGCCTGCAATGCGTTTTCCACACGCTCTCGGATAATCTCAGATGCTTTTGCACCTGATACCTCCTCTTTTACACCATTAACCTGTATTCTGGTGATAAACTCTATCTTTCCCACATCCTCACCTCCCTGTGATATGGTATGAAAGTCTTATGATTATGGTTACTTATCGTTTTCCCGATGTTTGTCGAATCATCTTGTACATATTGTATTTTATGCTTTCAGCTCCTATACTTTATTCACAGGGCACTGGCATGCCTAAATATTTACCAAGGAGGTTTCTATGAAAAGCGATCAAAAAAATAACCCTTTCTTAAATCCAGAACTACAAAACTTGCAAAATTCTTTAAATCAAATTAAGCGTGCTTATTCTGGATATTCCCAAATTATTCTTCCACCTGACTCATTGTCTTCTCGTATACATCAGCTGCAGGAAGAAATAGTAAAACCCTATAGACAAATTTTTCAGTTATACACGCCCACCATGGTTGCGTCGTTGACCGAATCATTCTCCAAAATGTCTGAAATTATGACTGCTACTATTCGGGAAAATATAACTACTGGTGTATATAACAATTTAAATGAGTCTTTAAAGCAATCACTGTCTCTTCTGGAACTTCAAAAACAATTTTTGAATCTACCTCCTGAATTACATTTCCATTCAGATTTATCCAATTACTCGGAAGATCTCGGTGGATTACCAGAAGACGATTTTGTAATTGTTGACGACACTACTGTTAAAACTTATGAGCTACCTGATTCTGTGTATATTCCTATTGGCAACAACAGAATAAAAATGCCAACTTCCTTTTTACTGGCTCTTATTGACCTGATTATCAGCACAATTCTTACAATTTCCATTGCAATTGCTCAGTCCAATTCATCACAAACAGAACAAATTAATCAAATGCAAATTGAAGAATCTCAGCTTGAACTGCAACGTGCTCAAAATGAAATGTTACAACAGCTACTTCACGATATAGATACGTCATCTTCCAGTGAAGCCGAAACTATCAAAGAATTGAAAAAACTGTCGAAGAGCTGAATAAACAGTGTTCACCGACTCAAGACACATGCTCACCTGTTGAAGCAGATAATGATAATTCTGAATCGACCGAAGACACTGACATCCAAGAATAATGGTAACCATAATCGTTGATATCTGCGTAAACATTAAGCTGATTTTTAACCTGTTTATCTGCTTACGCAGGTTTTCGATTTCTTCTTTTGAATCATTCATCTCAACTCGCCTCCTTCCGGTCCCGGTAGAGTTGCGATTGTAGGTGTGTCAACATCCTGTCCGTTAATTTTTAATATTCCTTTATCTATATCTACTTCCAATGATCTAATTTCCATCTCACACCGCCTCCTGGTTTGACTATTGTGTATTCAACATGTTGAACTATGCCTCAAAAAAAATATCAGAAACTTTTTTATCAAGCGCTTTAGCAATTTTCAGCAAAGTATCTGTTGTTGTCGTTGTTATTGTACCATTTTCCAATCCTGAAATTATTGTGCGTGATACTCCACTTTTCTCTGCTAATTCGCATTGTGACATACTTCTTTCTTTTCTACATTCTCTTATCTTGTATCCCATTATTTATTCACTCCTTTCCTGTTCATCATGTTGAACTATCTGTATAATATCACTCAGTTTTAGTGTTGTCAAGTATGTTGAACATTTTTGTTGACTATTTTTTCAACATGTTGTACAATATACTAAACAATAGAAAGGGAGGCAGGTCATGACTTTAGGAGATATCATAAGAAACTATCGAGAGAATAATAATATTACATTGGGTGAATTTGCAAATGCATGTTCTCTTAGTAAAGGTTATATTTCTATGCTCGAGAACAATATTAATCCTCGAAATAATAAACCTATTTCTCCAACTCTACCTTCTATGGCAAAAGTTGCCTCTGGAATGGGAATTGATTTGGATACTTTATTAAAAATGCTTGACAAAAAACAGCCTGTGCAGCTTATATCTGACAAACTCGAATCCTCATCTCCTCTCGTTGTTGATTATCAGAAACCGGATCAGGAAAGGTATTATCAGCGTATATCCGAGTATACTGCTAGGTTTTTGGACTTATATAATCAATTATCTTCGACTAACAAGGGAAAAGTAGTCTCTTACACAAAGGGACTACTCCACACCCAGCAGATGGAAGATGCTCTGCTGCCCAACGCTGCAAATGATAGAAATGCAACTGAAGAAGAAAAGAAACACGTTGACAATATTATGAAAAATGACAAAGAATGGATGTAAAGCATCAAATAAAATATACCAGTATTTTTAGCAACGAATACTTGACAAAGTCTTTGCATATGCTATAATATCACTAATTAGTGAATGACTGCTGGGCGGTCGCGGAAGAGCTTTGGAATTGTATTCCAAAGCTCTTTTTGCATTATTTTGGAGGATATTTATGGATAAAGATACCATTCTCTACGCAACAGTAGATGAACAGATTGAAAAATTAAAAAAACAAGGACTGATTATTAATAGCCTCGATTTTGCCCGTTCTGAACTTGCATTATATGGCTATTCAAATTTAATTAAAAGTTATCGTGATCCTTACATGATTATGTCTGAAGAAGGTTCAAAAAGCTATCGATCAGGTATTACTTTTGAACAGATTCAGTCTTTATATATACTGGATAAAAATCTTAGAAATGCAGTTATGGCTTCTATGCTTGATTTAGAAGAATACGTTAAAGAAGCGGCCGCCGATGTTATCGCTTATAAATATGGGACAAATCAAAACGATTACCTTCAATACCGTAATTATGTTAATAAAAAGAAAAGAAAACAACGTTTTACTTTGCCTGCAATCCTTGACACATTGAAAAATACTTTAAACACTGACAAAAATCCTATTGCTCATTACTCTCAAAAATATGGTGTAGTACCACCGTGGATTTTATTTAAAAGTGTGTATTTTAGCACTATTGTAAATTTTATAAATTTATTTAAACATGAAGAGCAACTTGCCCTTGCGCAGAAAATGTATGATGCCACTACTCTTAACATTCCTGATACGGCACTTATTTCCTTAATGATGGATACCTTGTTTATCTGTATTGAATACCGAAATTTGTCAGCGCATGGTGGGCGAGTATATAATCATGAATGCAGCAGTAGACTACGTCCTCCTGCCGATGCAAACAATCTTCATGGTTTTAGCCAGTTACTATTTCTATTAAATATGCTGAGATATCAACAACCATTTGAGAATTTAAGTGAAGCTCTAAATCTACAGCTAAGTCGACACTGCTCTATGTATCCCGAAGATATAACTTACCTGGGGCAAATATTAAACATAAATATAATTCAGAGAACCCCTGTTTGGATTTCGTCCAAAAGCAGTAAGTATCATATGGATCAACATTGTTGTGGTATAAAAAAGCCTATTGAGTTGGAACTTTCCGATGCCCAAAAGCAAGGATTTCAGCCTTGTAAAAAATGCTGCCATAAAGATGTTTAATTATTTACTTAAACTTTTTACTATAAATTCATAAAGGGGCGATTCTATTGACCTACGAAGAATTATTAACTTTATCCGATTCAGAGAATCTGATTGTCAAAGAAAAAGAAATTCCTGGTTACGGCGGCCGGATATACAAGAACAGAATTGCCATCAATCGCACACTTCCTACCCAGGCTGAGAAGTCCTGTGTCCTGGCAGAGGAACTTGGACATCACTACACTACTTCCGGAAATATTCTGGATCAGAAGGACATCATGAACCGCAAGCAGGAATATCGTGCCCGACTGTATGGCTACAACCTCAAAATCGGACTTACCGGCCTGATCAGAGCTTATGAGTCCGGTTGCAGAAACTTTTTTGAAATGGCTGAATATCTGGATACAACAGAGGAATACCTAAAAGAAGCTTTCCTTTGTTATAAATCAAAATATGGTATATGTACTATTATTGACAACTACATAATTTACTTTGAGCCATTTGCAGTGATGAAAATGATCGCTGTTGAATGAATATAAATTTTACACAATGTGAAGGAGGAAGTTTAAATGAAAAAGAAACTTTTATGCGCTATTTTAGCAGGTACAATGATTTTATCTGTACCAGTTTATGCAAAGGATTTATCTGTAACTGTCCCATCTTATGTTACCGATGCCGGTCTTTCAGATTTTCCTGATTCTCAAGAGTCCTCAACAGCAGATGACGGAAGTATGGTATATACTCTGAATAAAGATCAGCAAAAAAAATGGAAAGAATATTTGAAATCTTCCCTTGATGCTGCGATAAAAGATGTTCTCAGTGATAAAGAAACTTATCCAAATATTGAAGACATGACATATAATGATGATATGACAAAATTCAATATTAATATTTCTTCTGCTGATAATATGACAATGTCTGAAGCTTTTGTTGGATATCTTCCATTGTTTTTTGCTCCCTTGTATCAAGAAGTCAATGGAATAGATGAAGACAAAGTTGATTACAAAATAATCTCAACAGATTCTTCCACTGGAGATAAATACGAATCTGATTACAAACAAAATAAAGCAGACTGGGATTCTTCTTTCTTTTCCAACAGCTCAACTGTTTCTAGTGATACACAAAATTCTTCTGGTGAAAACGTTGACGCAATTGCTTTTGAATCAGATTCTTCATCTCTTAAATATACTGGTTTTGAAACAATGCCATATGACTCTTCATCTACAGATACTCTCGGTGTAGTAAAGTTTAATTTTTCCAATAAAAACGATTCTCCAGTCGATGCAGCATCTCAGTATAGTATAAAAGCTTACCAGAATGGAATAGAGTTGGAATGGTACGATGGAACCGGAAACGCAGCCTGCGATAATACCTATAAAACAATCCTAAAAGATGCATCTTTAGAAGTCGGTTTTGCTTTTATGCTGCAAGATACTCAATCACCTATTACTGTCTATGCATATGATGGTTATATGGGTGATGCTCCTTGCCAGATACAAGAAATAAAGATTCAATAAAATAAAAAAACCGACCCCTGCGCCAACAGAGACCGGCTAATATCTCCGAAGAGATACCCGTTTTGCATAAATATTGTATCATCTTCGGAGCAGGCGCACAATCAGAACATTTGTGTGGCTGTTATTTTTGTACCCAATTTTACATATTTTATAAAACCGAGGTGATATCATGAGTGATCGTATTGGAGCTTTATATATACGTGTCTCCACAGATGATCAGGCTGAGCTTTCTCCTGATGCTCAGAAGCGCCTGCTGCTGGACTATGCTAAAAAGAACGGTATCATTATCTCTAATGATTTTATCTTTTCCGAGAGTGTTTCCGGCCGGCATGTTCAAAAGCGTCCTGAGTTTCAACGTATGATCGGCATTGCCAAACAGCCGTCACATCCGATTGATGTGATACTGGTCTGGAAATACTCCAGATTTGCCCGTAATCAGGAGGAATCTATTGTATACAAGAGTATGCTCAAAAAAGATCATGTAGAAGTAATAAGCGTATCTGAGCCCCTTGTGGATGGTCCTTTCGGTTCACTGATTGAGCGCATCATTGAATGGATGGACGAATACTACTCTATCCGGCTCTCCGGAGAAGTTCTTCGTGGCATGAAAGAAAAAGCTCTCCGGAATGGATACCAATCCTCTCCCTGTCTTGGCTATGAGGCTGTGGGACACGGAAAGCCTTTCCAAATCAATGAAGCCGAGTATGCTATGGTATCTTATATCATGGATCTGTACGATAATCAAAACATGGATGAAACTGCCATTGCAAGGAAATGTAATGATCTGGGATATAAGACCAAACGGGGTAATCCATTTGAGCGGCGAACCATTGATCGGATCCTGCAGAATCCTTTCTACTGTGGAATCGTGTCCTGGAATGGAGTAGAATTCGAGGGCGCGCATGAAGTCCGGATTTCAAAAGAACGTTTTGACCGGAGGCAAAGATTGATTACTTCCCGCAAACGTCCCATGAAAGCCCGGAATATATCTACGTGCAAGCACTGGTTATCTGGATTGCTGAAATGCTCTGTCTGTGGTGCTACCCTCTCCTACACCGGCAACGGCAAGTGTCCATACTTCCAATGCTGGAAATATGCAAAGGGATTTCACAAAACTTCTGTCGCGCTGTCTGTAAAAAAAGCAGAAGAAGCTGTGATCGAATATTTTGATCAAGTTCTTGCCGGTGCGGACTTTACATATGTACGCAAAGAACAGCCTGCTGCAGATGAGACTGCTGCCATTGAACAGCTCCAGAAGGAACTATCCAAACTCTCTGCCAGAGAAAGCAGGATCCGTGACGCATACGAAAGTGGAATTGATTCATTGGAAGAATATAAAGCCAACAAAGAACGGCTGATCAGTAATCGGCTACAGCTTGAAACTGGATTGGAAAAGCTCCGAAAAGAGCAGGAAGAAAAAGAAGTAAACAAGGAAGATGTGCTTCATGAGATTAAATCTTTGAATGACATATTAAAGAATCCGGATGTAAGCTATGAAGAAAAAGGAACACTGATACGGACAATTGTTGACCAGATTGTTTATGACAAAGAATCCGGCAAGATGTACTTTGACATTATCGTATCGTAATTATAATACCTTATTCTCCCTTACATAATGCCTGAAAGCCGCATAAATACTGGCTTTGCGTCACTATTATAGGGTACTGCACTCTGGGCCACCATACTGACTCATGATGAACTGGGCGATCTTTGCATTTGGAGTCTTAA